GCCACGCCAGGCATACTTTCGCGCATAGACTGCTGCCAATGTTTTATGGCGGTCTGGTCAAAGTCGTACAGCTTGCGCACCTGGGCGTCTAACCCGTTGGCGTCGACCTGAACCGTAATCATCACAGCACCAACGCATAATTCGATTTGATGCGCTCGATCTCATCGCGCGGGAATTCATGCATGTAAAACACCTCGCCAATTTCAGCATTGCCGGTTTTTCCAGCAAATCCGGTCCCGCTTTTTCGCATCATCAACGTCGCTATCTGCATGGCTAGGTAAACCACATCGCTGGGGGCCATCTGGCGCAACAACGCAGTCTCCGCAGCGTGTATGGCCGCCGTCGTGCCATTGCACGCACGCGCCACCGCAAACGTGCGATATGCGTCTACGGCCGCGCCGCTGGCATGACTGGATTTTTTGCTGCCCATCCAGCCTCTCACCACATACGCCTGGTTCGACTGTACGTCCAAAACTTTTAGACGCTCAAACTCGACGCGCAAAACTTCGCCCGTACGTACCGCCGCCCCACTCGCCAGGGAGACGACTTCGCTCAGCGCATCCAGCGCCGCACTCAGAGATGTCACGCCGGCGCTCGGAGCGCCGTAGTCGCGCACCAATTGCGCTTCGTCCTGGAGACGCAGCAACATCCCAGGACTAACACGCGAACCGTCCTGCACCGTCAGCGTTTCCGCGGAAACGCGTTGTTCCACAGCCACCGTCGCCCCCGTGGCCTCGGTGGCATCATACAGCCCCCAGCACCCGGGAACGCGCACCGCGTCCACGTTGCAGCTCCACGGGGTCTGACTCACCCGCTCAATCCGCGTGTAAGGCCCATGCCGCCAGGCCGGGCGGTTGTCGCGCACCCCGTAGCGCAACAACAAATCACTGCTGTCAACGGCAACCCCATCGTTGTCCACGCTACCGGTCAGGGACAACAATGGAGGCAGTCGCAGTACAGCATCCCCGGCGCCGGTCAGGCTCAGGGTTTCCCAAACCGGCTGAAACGCGCCAACTTCCTCGCTCAAATATTGACTGGCAGGGAGCAGGAATCGCGTTACCGCGCTGGCCGGCAATCCGGCCAGGTCATTGGATTCCAGGTCGCTCAGGGCGCAACACGATTGGCGATACATGTGGCCATCCTCGGCGGCCTGGTGGAGGATGCGTCACCAGGCCGCCTTCTGGGGACGGGACCAAAACGGGCAGGGAGGGAGTGCCCGGAATGGCTATGGGGGGGATTAGCCAAGCAAAATGGCAATGTGCTCGGGCTTGGCAGCTTTGACGCCCCAGGCCAGGCCAACTTCGTAGGCCACCCGGCGGCGTTGTCGATAAACGGCAATCTGGAACGTGATTCCGCTGGCCGGATCAGTCACCGTCATCACCTCGTCGGCGGCGTCACCGCCGGTCGGCATTTTCGGCACACGCGCCAGGAGATGGATCGCGCTGCGCGCGAACGCCAGGTTCGCGCGGTAGTTGGCCGCCAAACTCATCGCCACGTTGTCAGCCAAGGTGGCGCGCAGGCCGGGGTTGGCCAGCACGATGTTGCCGCCGGTCAGCGCGGTTTTGGTCACGTATTTGTTGGCGTCGCCCGTAAAGGTTACCACGTCTCCGGCCAGGACGGTGCCAGACCCGGTGTCCAACGCAATCGTGATATCGCCCTCGGCGTACCCCGACCCATTGTTTGTTTGGTAACTGGCCCCGGTGCCTTTGGTGTGACTTTTGACTTTTGCCGATTCCCGGATGGCAAAACCGTGCAGGTCCAACAGGACACCCCGTCGCAGCAGGCTGTTGTCACCGGCCTCGTTGACCTTGGTGAGTTGGCCCAGGCTGCGCAGCTTCGCCCCTGCCGCAGTGTCGATCACAAGGTTCAGGTCGCTGACCGGCGCACCGTTGTCCAGCAAAATCTTCAGCATGTTGGCCGGGTCTGAAAGATCCGATGCAAAGGGCGTGGTTCCGGCGGTTCCATAGGCACGGCTGGCATGCACATACAGGGCGGCCAGGTCAGTTTCGACTTCGTTGACCAGAGTGCGCATGGCCTGCGCAAATTGATCGCGCAAGATGTTCTGGTAATTGCTACCCAGCCCAAACTCTTCCTCGCCGGTCCAATAAAATGAAACCGAACGGGATTTGTTGATGCTCATCGTGCCATTGCCGACCGACGTATCGTTCGGGTCAGGCCCGGTAGCAGCAGCCGCAATGTCTGACGCGGTATACGACCCAACCACCGGGTACGTGATCGTCTGATCTTTGGCCGCTTGCTCAGCGCTTGCATCGATGAAAACGGATGGGATAAAGCCGGCCAGTTCGCGGCTGATCACACCCACCGCGCGATAAATGACCGGTATCAGATTGGTCAGAGTGTTTGCCATCGCTCACCTCGCCTTACACGACAGTGCCGCCCTGGCGAATAAAGTTCATTTTTTTATCCGCCGAGAGCGCATCAAACGCGGCCCGCGGCATTTCTTTCGCGCTGGCGTCTTCCTGCAAGCTGCTACCCGCAGGGACAAAAAACTTGACGACTCCTTCGGACTGCGCCGACTCGCGCATCAATCCATACAGGTCGTTGGCCTCTTTCGCATTCGCCTTGGCCTCATCCAGCGAGGGGCGCAGGGCCAGCGCGTCGGCCTTTTTACCATCCTGGAGCAGGCCATCCATCTGATTCAGGATGGCCTGCACCTGGGCCTCTGCCGCAACTGCGGCATCGTAGTAGGTTTTCAGGTTCATTTGGGCTCCTTTACGCAATACAGGTCAATTTCGTCGCGCAGGCGCTGCGCCTCGCGGTCGGATTCAAGGTCCTGCGGATCACTCTCACGGCTGGATAGATTGAGTAATTCCGCAGGCACATTGATAAAGTTGGTGAGCATGTTTTTCATGCTTTCAGACGGAGGCGTGGGGGAGTTTCCACGCACCACCTCATGGGCAAATCCTTTTTCGACTGCCTCCAGGGCGGTCATCCAGGTCTCGGCGTCCAACATGGACGTCAACGTTCCACGATCCAGACCTGTCCGGCTTTCATACGCGTCCAGCATACCGCTGGTAAATGTATCCAATAAATCGGCATATTTGCGCAGAGTAACGGCATCCATCCACCCCCACAACAAACCATACCCAGGATTGTGCACCATCATGTACGCGGCGTCATGGATCTTGATCACGTCGGCGGAGAGAGCAACAATGACCGCAGCACTGGCGCACAATCCATCAATGACCACTGTTTTCCTGCCTGGGTACGCCGTCAGCATCGACGCAATGGCGCTGGCAGCCACCAACTCGCCGCCTCCGCTGTGCATACGGATGGTGATAGGTCCATTGCGACCATAGCGCGCCAAGTCACTTTTAAACTTTTTTGGGGTCACGTCATCGTCGAGCCACGAATATTCTGAAATGTATCCGTAGAACGATAATTCTGCCTCCCCGAAATCATTGCGCGCCTGCCATGCCCAAAACGGCTCGAGCGGTTTGGCGCTGCCCTGCGCCACTCGAATGGGAGTATTATTTTTGGCCATCATCGCCTCCTAATGCCTGAACATCAGCGTAGTTTTTGGTCATGTAAAATTTATCGCCTGCTGGGTACGCGCTGTAATCGTCCTTGGAGCGCGTCTCATTCGGGTTGCGTTGGCCAGAGCGAATCAGTATCTCATTCATCTCCGCGCGAGCTTTGCTATCCATTCTCAACAGGCTGGACCGGTTAAACTTGAAATAACTGGTACCCTGCTCGGCGATCGGCAGCCAGCAAATCCGCGCCGCCTGCTCGAAAGGGACCAGGTACGCGTCCAGGGTGCCCTCGAGGTACTCGTTGAATTTCTGCTCATTGCTGTTATAGGCCTCTTTGCCCATGTTCAGCATGTGCAGCGGCATCCCAAAAAAGTTGGCAATATCTCGATCCGTTGCCTGAATTTGCTCCAGGAATTGCGCGTCGACCATTTTCATCGTAACAGGCTCGTATTTCACGATGCGATCGTCGAACACAGCAAGGCGCACACCATCGAAATCGCCCTTCATGACCTCGCCAAACGCCTCGCGGTACTCGTTGCGCCCATTGGCATCCAGCTTGCCTTTGACCTGTATGTATCCAGCAGGGTTCAGGCCCTCCGAGTACAACTGACTCTGTGTGTTGTAAGCGCCCAACTGGCGCCCCAGAGACTCCCGGGCGAACTCCACGACTCCACGCCCCACATGCCCGGTGCTGTCTGGGTTGATCAGGGTATGAAGCACCTCGACTCCAGGAATATATTTCGGCTCACCCCTGGCATTCATCGTTGCGTACCACAGATCACCGTCCGTATCAAACACCGGGTACGTGACGTCTGCTGGAAGAACAAACTTTTCAAACGGCCAAACGGGCGGGCTCCAAATATACGAGTTGCCGTACCACAGCAGCCATTGCATGGCCACGTATTTGAGCAGGTACGGCGTCCAGCCCCACCGATTGGGCGTTATCTCCATTAGGTAGGCATGATTGCGTACCATCGCATCCGCAGGGACTCGCTCGCGCCGATCCCCCACCTGGCGAAATTGTTGCAGGGGCATTTTGGCAAAATCACTGCATAGGATATTGGCCGCACGATAGGCAGTGGCCACGCCCTGGGCAGAGTCTTCGTCGACCGGTTGCCCAGCACCGGTGCTAACCGTCGCTGGCCGATAGCGCACATGGACCGGCGCAACGGGCGAAATGGCTCCGCTTGGAGCGGGAAAAGCTCGCAACGATTTCGACAAAATCATCCGATCTCCTCCGCGTGCAGATAGCGCCCATACAATAGCCCAGCCAGCAGGCAAAACACACCGGCCATGATCCATGCGGCAGGTGAGTAGATTTGTTCAACGCCAATCACAATCAACACAGCTCCACAGACGAACATACAGTCGTCGAGGGTTTGATGCAAAAATCGCAAAACAATAAGGAGTATGGGGCGCATAATAAAAAAGCGCCCGACACATGGGTGTGTTGCCCATGTGTCGGGCGCTCATCTCCGACATGGCCACTCACGATAGCGGCCAGCTCAACTGAATCAATCATACATCATGACGGATCCTTTTGCAAGGCCGCATTTTTAATCGTTTCCGCAGAAACAGCTAAACGCCAATGTCCTGCCCGGCTGCCACAGCCTCCAACAACGCCGGATAGCGCACCAGCGCATTCAGAATCGCCGCCAGCAAGTCGATGCGCTTGACATCACTGACGTTCTTTTTGCTGATCTTGATATTCTCGTTGCTGTCTTGCACCTGTACGGCATTGGCCACGCACCAGCGCAACAACGGCGATCCATCATGTACCAGGCGTCCATCGACCACCAAATCTCGAAACAATTTGGTGGGCTCACTCAGGGTTTGCACCCCCTGGCGAATCTCTACACAGGTATATCCCTCATCTGCCATTTCCGTAGCAAACTGGGTTGCGTTGTATGGATCAAAACAAAATTCATGCACGCTATATCCGTGCTCGAGCTCCTCATCCTGAATATGCGCCTGGACGCGGCGATAGTCTGTCACCGCTCCAGGCGTGGCTGTCATCCAGCCAGCGTCCACCCAAGCGCGATATTCGCGCTTATCGGTCGATTCATGCGCCGCCACGGTCTCTTCCGGCATAAACCCATGCGCCTTTACGGCCACCCGTCCGTCTGGCAACGCAAATACAAAACCATCCGCCGTCAGGTCAATTTTTTTCGACAAATCTGCGCCAACCAAACACAGTAAATCTTCGGTCAATGCAGCAAATTCATCTGGAGACACAGCCAGGTTGTCCCAGGCTGTCATGTGGGCGCCCATGTAACTTGCCTCGCCGCCGTGTACCCAAATATTCAAGTTTTTTACCCGGAAGGTTCGCATTTTTGCCGGATCCCGGCTGCTGTGCGCCTCGTCGTGCTGCTCCTGGAGCTTGGCCAAACCCTCAGGTGTAGCCGCTCGCAGCGGGTTGGCCTTGATCCAATTTGCCGGATCATGCTCATCGTCCCCCTGATCGAGTTCCCGGATCATCACAAAGTATCTTTCATTGCTCACGGCGCCCGTCAGAATATTTTTGCAGTAGGTATATTCGCGGTAACACGGGCTTTCTGTGTCAAACCCTGCGGTGGTGATGATGGTCATCAACGCTTGCGCGCGTTGCCCCCATGCCGACCAGATTAAATCATAGATCTCGCTGGTCGGGTGAGCATGATATTCATCGATGATCGCACCTGACGGGTTGAGACCGTCTTTGTTCTTGGTGTCCTTGCTCAGCGCAGAGAGTTGCCCCCCCCTGGTTTTGTGACTGATCTTGTAATCACGAATCAGCAAGCGCTTGGAGATATCGTTGGATTTGCGCGCCATTGCCATCGATGCCTCATACAACAGGCGGGCTTGTCCCTTATCGACTGCGGCGCAATAGACTCTGGGGCTTTCCTCGCGGTCACCGACCATTAAGTACAAAGCAACCCCGCTCAAAATAGTCGTTTTGGCATTTTTACGCGCTTCCTGGATATACGCCTTCTCGAATCGGCGTAAACCGGTATCCCGGTGCACCCATCCAAACATGACGCCCAGGTCGAATTTCTGAAAAGGCAGCAACTGGATAAATTGCCCAGCCAACGGGCCTTCTACGTGTCGACAATTGCGTTCGAACCAGCGATAAATACGATCTGCTTTGCTCTCGTCATACACCCAGGGAAAATCCGGATCCCCCTGGCGTTGCAGGTCGGACAAATGACGCTCACATGCCATGCGCTCAGTGCTGCCTGCAATCCTGGCCCGATCAGAAACATCGATTGCGTACTGCGTGGCAGGATGCTCAATCGAATTCATCGCCAAAATCGTCCGGTTTCTCTTCGCTTTTTCGTTTTGGCGAAGCAGCCGCGCGGGCGCGCGGCGTCAGATATAGACTCTGCCGCATTTGTAAAAGCAAGGCTCGCTTACGATCTGCCCGACTGTCCAGTTTGGTGATCTGCTCAAACGCATCGTTTTGCAAATCAACCATATTGGCCAATTCTTCAGCCGAGGCATGGTCCCGGGCTTGCTGTAGCCTCTGACCAATATCTTTCCACGTTGCCAGGGTAGCACAGCGCATCTCATCCATCTCGCTGATTTGCTCGACCAGCAGGCAATAATCCAGCAATAAGTCGAGGTCGAGATATGTCACAATTTCCGCTTCGAGAGCAGCATATGTTTTCATTACGCGGCGCCAGACTCTGGACGCCGTTTCATGTCCCCGCAACTGGTACGGGGCATCTTTGGCCAACGTCAGCCCAACAGGCCTCAGGGCCGCATCCGCCGACTCTCGCTCGGCCTGCTCTGCCGCGGTGTTGTGACGGCGGTTCAATCCGGTTGGTTTTGGGGCTGGCATACTGGCTGGATTCTCCACATTGGGAATTTTTAGCGAATCAAGTTCACGGCCGGTCTACAAGCATTCAAATATATTTTTTGAGTGGGGGGGGAGTAATGCAATAAACCCATCATCCAAAATGCTTTTTTCGCCGGTCCGAATAATACTTTTTTGTATTACATGATGCACATAATGACTGCAAATTATCCTCGCTGCTCGTACCGCCGTCACACAATGGCTGTATATGATCGACCAAAACCGCAGGAACTATCTTCCCCTCGCGCTCACAAAGCGCGCAAAAAGGGTGTCTCGACAACCACGCATTGCGCAAACTACGCCATGCCCTATCGTATCCACGCCGCGCAGCGGACGCCCGCCTATCCCTCTGGCGCAAAGAGCCACAATTATGCTTGTCGCAATACCCGCGCGAAACTAAGGCGTTGCATCCAGGATAATTGCATTTGCGATAGGCTCTATTGGCCATGCTACGGTGCTAGCTGCAACGCCTTCAAAAAAGGCTCCCGTAACTCAGGCGTGCCGAACAAAATTACCGTGGCTATGGCCAACGTCGACAGCAACGTTGCCGCGGCTGGATGGCGCTCCACCCATATCACAATTGATTTTTCCTCGATGGCTTTTACCTTATCAGCCAAGATATGCTGATTAAGATACAGTCGAGCGACCATCTGGTACATCAACTGAGACCGCACAGCGGCAGGTACTTTTTTGCGGCCATCCAATATATCTCGCACCAGACTGTCAAACTCCTCGGCTGTCATGGTACTGGACCGCCAAACCATCGATCGGCAACAGATGTCATAACACGTTGTCCAACAATATTGTATATCGCCGTTGCGACACCAACCAAATAAGTTAATTGCGTCAGCACGGTGGATAACCAAGCAAGAATCGCCGCAACGATATCGGGTGGCTCGCCCGTAAGCGCTGGCAGAACAGGTAGAACAGGTAGAACAATTGGCCTGAAAACAAAAGCCAACGCCAGGGAAACCAGGTAAAGCGCGATTGTCAGCCAGCGCCGACTGAGCCGAACGCCTCGGCGCCTGGC